ATACATACAATCTATCAGAGAGGGGTGGTGATATGGCAAAAGAACTGATCATTGAAAATTATATCGAGATCGACGGAGAGGACGTCCTGATGGATACTCTCTCAGAAGAAAAAAGAGCAGAGATTGCAATTTTGTTACAGGATACAGCAATGTCATATGCGGGATACAAAAGAGTGCAGACTCCCGGGTGATCCGGGAATGATGGACATGCAGTGGGAGGTGATGGACATGCAGAAGTACATTGACAACCTCGACGACTTCGAGGACGACAGCCGGCCGCCGATTGTGGACTGGGTGGAATGGCTGCTGGTTGGGATCTTCGATCTGGCCGGAGCTGGAGCCTGTGCTTACATAGGGTATCTACTATTACGGGCATGTGTGTTGTAAAAAAAGAAACCCAGACGGGTGGAGCCGTCCGGGAATCAAGGTAACTGATAATATATTCACGCCCTCATTATAACAGAGGGAGAAACGGAGTGCAAGATGAAAATTATTATGGATTTAAATGGTATTAAAATTGAAAAAGAAATTCCAGACGATTTACAGAAGCCGGCGCAGATCATCTTTAATAAAGTGGAAGGGATTGATACTGATCCAACGGTAACGTTAATGGGACCGAAAAGCGGCATATATGCAGGATCGTGTGCGATAGTAACCTGCGTTTTAAAAGATCTGCATCCAGATAATAAAAAGATGCAGAAAGCAGTTTTAGACCTTTTGTACGCAAGCGTATCAGGAGATCTCGGTCTGAATACAGCTGATAAGCCGAGGAGTTACGGCCCGATCAGCCCGGACGATGTAGATTTCTAATTTAGAGGGAGGGCAAACCATGCGCGAAGCTGTGAAACTCACCCCACTTACTCCAGAGGAACAGACCTTTGCAGAGGAGAATTACGAAGCTCTTGTCAAAGCAATGAGAACGCATCACCTGAGTAATGATATGTACGATGTGGCTGCTATGGGATTCTTACATGCTGTCAAGAAATGGTTTGCCCGCCCGGATCTTCGGCAGTGGTCCTTTCAGACTATTGTGAATAAAACTGTTTGGAGCAAATTAAGCGGCGAGCGGGAAAGAGAAAAACGCCGTATTCAGACAGTGAGTCTTGATGAAGTTATACCTGGAACTGACGGCTTAACCTATGGGACCATAATAACAGATGCAAATACCAGTTATTTAAGAAGAGAGGAAAGCAAGACAATGAAAATAAATTTTGATGTAAAAATACCGGAAGCGGCAAAAATGGGACGAGTTCCCAGCGTAGAGATAGAAACTGTTTTAGATTTCTTAGACTCGACTCATCGTACATTATGTTTCGAGTATGAAACAGCTAAAGATGCAACAAAGAAAGCAGGAGTGTTGAGATCTTGGAAAAAGAATCATAACAGGGCTGATATTAATATCTACAAAATGGCAGATAGAGTATTTATTGAAAAAATAGTAGCAAAGGGAAGGAGAAAAGCAAATGTCAATGAAGATAAATAAGCTTGAGATCGAGAACGTCAAACGCGTGAAAGCGGTTAAAATCGAACCAACTTCTGATGGCCTTACCATCATTGGAGGAAAGAATAATCAGGGTAAGACCTCCGTGCTGGACGCGATTGCGTGGACACTGGGCGGCGAGCGGTACAGGCCGACGGCGGCCACCCGGGAGGGATCCGTTATCCCGCCAACCTTAAAAATTGTCATGAATAACGGTCTGGTCGTTGAACGCAAGGGAAAAAACAGCAGCCTTAAGGTAACAGATCCCAGCGGCCAGAAGGGGGGTCAGCAGCTCCTGGACAGCTTTGTGGAACAGCTTGCCCTCGATCTCCCAAAGTTTATGGAGGCGTCGGACAAGGAGAAAGCAAATATTCTTCTGAAGATCATCGGCGTCGGCCCTCAACTGGCAGAGATGGAGCAGAAGGAAAAAGAACTGTATAACGAGCGGCTGTATGTCGGACGGACCGCAGATCAGAAAGAGAAGTACGCAAAGGAGCAGCCTTATTATCCGGATGTACCACAGGAGCTTGTTTCCCCATCCGAGCTGATCCGGAAACAGCAGGATATACTCGTCCAGAATGGGGAGAACCAGAGAAAGCGTGAGAATCTGCACCAGCTGGAACAGGAATACCAGCGCGTTACCGAACAGATTCAGGAACTGCTGAAGGAGCAGACCAGGCTTACGGAAAGTTTAAAAATTGCCCGTACATCGGCCGCCGATCTGGTGGATCAGTCTACGGAGGAACTGGAGCGGAATATCGCTGACATCGAAGAGATTAACAGGAAGGTGAGGGCTAACTTAGATAAGGACAAGGCCGAAGAGGACGCCAAAGACTATAAGGAAAAGTACACACAGCTTACCACAAAGATAGAGGACACGCGGAAGCAGAAGACCGATCTGCTGAAGAATGCAGACCTTCCGCTTCCTGGTCTTACTGTAGAAGATGGGGATCTGCTGTACAACGGGCATAAGTGGGATGATATGTCCGGATCGGATCAGCTGAGAGTGGCGACGGCCATCGTCCGGAAACTGAATCCGAACTGCGGGTTTGTGCTCCTGGACAAGTTGGAGCAGATGGACCTCGACACGCTGACAGAGTTTGGTAAGTGGCTGGAGCAGGAAGGGCTTCAGGCGATTGCAACCCGCGTAAGTACCGGGGGAGAGTGCAGCATTATTATTGACGACGGTTATGTGGTAGGGCAGGAAGTGACAGAGCCTGAACCGCCTAAGAAAACAGAATGGAAGGCAGGTGCATTTTAATGCAGATTATTAGAGGAAAGATCCCCAGTGCAAAGAAAACGGTGATTTATGGTCCCGAGGGAATCGGGAAGTCTACACTGGCAGCCCGATTTCCAGATCCTGTATTTATTGATACAGAAGGCAGCACAAAAGATATGGACGTTGCGAGGACTCCGCCCCCCAGCAGCTGGTCGATGCTGATGGAACAGGTGAAATACTTCATCACACATCCGGATGAGCTTAAAACACTTATTATTGATACGGCCGACTGGGCGGAACAGCTGTGCGTAACTGATATCTGCTCACGCTTCCAGAAGGCCGGAATTGAAGATTTCGGGTATGGAAAAGGCTATACATATTTGCAGGAAGAGTTTGGACGGCTTTTAAATCTGTTGACCGAACTTGTAGAGCAGAAGGGTGTCAATGTAGTGCTGACGGCCCATGCGAAGATGCGCAAATTTGAGCAGCCGGACGAGTTGGGCGCTTATGACCGGTGGGAGATGAAGCTTAGCAAGGGCGCAGCTCCTATGGTCAAGGAATGGGCTGATATGGTTCTTTTTGCAAACTATAAAACCATTGTTGTCAACGTAGACGGTCAGGGCGTACAGAAGGGGAAGAACAAGGTTCAGGGCGGTAAAAGGGTCATGTATACGACGCATCATAATTGTTGGGATGCAAAGAACCGTTACGGCCTTCCGGATGAGATCCCCATGGATTATAACGAGATCCGCCACGTCATTGAGGATCAGGCCGTGAAGGCAGACCAGACACCGCCAAAGGACAAGAAGGCCCCTGTTAAGCAGAGCACACCGGAGTCAGCAGAGCCCGACAAAAGCCATCAGGAGCCTGCAAAAGAAGAGAAAGCAACTCAGCCTATGGATCAGAAGCAGGAACCTATAAACCCGCCAGATCCAAAGGTTGACGAACGGATTCCGAAAGCCCTGCGCGACCTGATGATTGCGAACGGTGTGGACGAATGGGATATTCAGAATGTAGTTGCAGCGAGGGGATATTTCCCGGCTGATATGGTAGTGGCAGATTACCCGGCAGATTTTGTATCGGGGGTGCTGGTGGGAGCATGGCCTCAGGTTCATGCAATGATTAAGGAAATGAAAGAGAAAGACAGTCTTGTATTTAATTAAGGAGGATAAGCGTATATGGCAGAATATGAAGGAAGAGAATTAGGCTGGGACGAAGAAGTGGAAAAGGGGGAAGGCGGGGATTATATCCTCCTTCCTCCGGGTGATTATGATTTTACAGTAGAAACATTCGAGCGGGCAAGATTTGAGGGGAGCGCGAAAGCTCCGGCCTGCAATAAGGCAGTAATAAAATTGAGAGTTGAGGTCCCGGAAGGAAGTACTCTTATTACTGAGAGTCTGCTTCTCTATGACAAAATGCAGTGGAAGATTGCACAGTTTTTCGTGTGTATCGGAGAAAAAGAGGTTGACGGCAAGGTGAAAATGAACTGGCCGGCGGTTCCTGGTGCAAAGGGAAGAGCTACCATAGAAGTAACCACAGACAGGAACGATGCATCAAAGAAATATAACCATGTGAAAAAGTATTTGCCTTACGAGCCTAAAAAATTTGAGCCTGGGAGGTTTTAGCCATGGATTTAAGGCCATACCAGGAACAGGCAAAAACAGCCATCTTCGAGGAATGGGATAAGGGCGTCCGGCGGACGCTCCTCGTCCTCCCGACAGGCTGCGGAAAGACGATTGTATTTGCAAAGACCGCAGAAGAGTGCGTCCGGCGCGGCGACAGAGTGCTAATCATGGCGCACCGCGGCGAGTTATTGGATCAGGCTGCGGACAAAATCGGGAAGGCTACGGGGCTGGCCTGCGCAACTGAAAAAGCAGAGCAGTCCTGCCTTGGAAGCTGGTTCAGGATCACAGTGGGATCCGTCCAGACTCTTATGCGTGAGAAGCGGCTGAATCAGTTTCCCGCAGATTATTTTAATACCATTATCATTGATGAGGCCCACCACAGCCTGTCAGACAGTTATCAGCGGGTACTGGAACACTTTTCGGACGCTCATGTGTTGGGAGTAACAGCAACGCCGGACCGTGGCGATATGCGGAATCTGGGTGATTATTTCGAGAGTCTGGCTTATCAGTACACGCTTCCGAAAGCGATTAAAGAAGGATATCTGTCTCCCATTAAGGCGCTGACGCTGCCACTGAAGCTGGATCTGTCAGGTGTGGGAGTACAGGCCGGGGATTTTAAGAATGGAGACATTGCGACAGCCTTAGACCCGTACCTGTACCAGATTGCGGAGGAGATGGCAAACTACTGCGCAGACCGGAAGACAGTAGTATTTTTGCCGCTTGTTAAGACCAGCCAGAAGTTCCGGGATATCCTGAATGAGAAAGGCTTTAAAGCCGCCGAAGTCAATGGTGACAGTAAGGACCGGGCGGAGGTACTGGAAGCATTTGACCGGGGAGATTATAACGTCCTGTGCAACTCCATGCTTCTGACGGAGGGGTGGGACTGCCCCTCAGTAGATTGTATCGTGGTGCTCCGGCCGACAAAGATCAGGAGCTTATACAGTCAGATGGTGGGCCGCGGTACCAGACTTCACCCGGGGAAAGATCACTTGCTGCTGTTAGATTTCTTATGGCATACAGAGCGTCACGAACTTTGCCATCCGGCGAGTCTGATCTGTCAGGATGATAAGGTCGCGCAGAAAATGACGGAGAACTTAGAAGCCGCTGCCGGATGTCCGGTCGGCCTCGAAGAGGCAGAACAGAAGGCTTCTAAAGACGTCATATCTGAACGGGAAGAAGCCCTTGCAAAGCAACTTAAGGAAATGAAGAACCGACAAAAGAAACTGGTAGATCCGCTACAGTTTGAAATGAGTATTCAGGCGGAGGATCTGGCCGGGTATGTACCGTCATTCGGATGGGAGATGGGGCCGGCCACTGAAAACCAGAAGAAGGAACTGGAGAGGCGCGGGATTCTTCCCGATGCCATCGACAACGCAGGAAAGGCTAATCTGATGCTGAATCATCTCGATAAGCGGCGTCAGGAAGGATTGACAACGCCGAAGCAGATTCGTTTTTTAGAGGGGCGAGGATTCCAGCATGTAGGGACATGGAGCTTCGATGCAGCTAAAAACATGATCGACCGGATTGCGGCTAATGGCTGGAAGATACCAGCGGGAGTGAGTCCCAGAGATTATACTCCATAGGGAGGTTAAGACGTGATAGAGAATGGTTACGACCTTTTAGAAGTATTAGAGCATATCGATCCTTCTGATCTGAATTATCAGGAATGGGTCAATGTTGGCATGGCCTTGCAGCATGAAGGCTATGACGTTGATGTATGGGATCGCTGGAGCATGAACGACAGAAGATACCACAGCGGCGAATGTGCGAGAAAATGGCGTGGCTTCCATGGATCGGGTGAGCCGGTGACTGGCGGAACCATTGTACAGCTTGCCCGTGAGCAGGGCTGGACGCCGCCATACGATCCGGGAACACCTCTGGATTGGGATGATACCATATCCGCGGAAGGCGTCGTCGTAAATAAGAACTGGGTGGAAGGCAGGGAGATCTCAGAACCGCAGAATTGGGATCCCGTAGCCGAGCTGATCCGGTATCTGGAAACACTGTTCGAAGCCGGGGAGAATGTCGGGTACGTGGTTAAAAGCTATCAGCGAGATGATGGAGGCTGGAATCCAGCGAATAAAGGCGCATATGACCGTACTGCCGGACAGCTGATCGAACTGCTTACCAACTGCAAGGGAGACATCGGCGGTGTATTGGGAGATTATAACACAGATGCCGGCGCGTGGATCCGTTTCAATCCGTTGGACGGCGAAGGTGTAAGGGACACGAATGTGGCGGACTACCGGTACTCTCTCGTAGAGTCTGATGGCATGGATCTGGAAAAGCAGCACGCAATTATCAGGGAACTTGAACTGCCGGTGGCCTGCCTGGTGTATTCCGGAGGCAAGAGCCTGCACGCCATTGTACGGATTGATGCTGCGGACTTTACGGAATACCGGAAACGCGTAGACTATCTGTACGAAATCTGTAAAAAGAATGGTCTGGAGCTTGACCAGCAGAACCGGAACCCCTCCAGGCTGTCCAGAATGCCCGGTATAGTCCGTGGGGACCGGAAACAGTATATCATTGATACCAACATAGGGAAGACAAACTGGACGGAATGGAAGGAATGGATCGAGAGTATCAATGATGATCTGCCGGACCCGGAAAGCCTGGACGATGTATGGGACAATCTGCCGGAGCTGGCCCCTACTCTAATTGATGGAGTGTTAAGGCAGGGCCATAAGATGTTGATCGCAGGCCCGTCAAAGGCCGGGAAATCGTTTTTACAGATTGAAATGTGCATTGCTATCGCAGAGGGCAAAAGCTGGCTTAACTGGCCATGCACGCAAGGAAGGATCCTGTATGTGAACTTAGAGCTGGACCGGGCCAGCTGCCTGCATCGTTTCCGTGATGTGTATCAGGCACTGGGCTGGGAACCGAGGAACCTTAAGAATATAGATATCTGGAACCTGCGAGGAAAATCCCGGCCTATGGATAAGCTTGCGCCGATGCTGATCCGCAGAGCAGCTAAGAAGAATTATATCGCCGTTATCATTGACCCGATATACAAGGTTATTACCGGAGATGAGAACAGCGCCGACCAGATGGCGAATTTCTGTAATCAGTTTGACCGAGTGTGCACAGAGCTGGGCGTAGCCGTGATTTACTGCCATCATCATAGCAAGGGCAGCCAGGGCGGCAAGAAAGCCATGGACCGGGCCAGCGGCTCCGGAGTGTTTGCAAGAGATCCGGATGCACTCCTGGACCTGATCGAGCTGGAGACAACAGAAGACCTGATGAAACAGCAGGAAAATAAAGCTGTTTGCGAGGCTTGCAGGCAGTATTTAGATGCGCATTATAAGTGGGAAGACGAGCTCTCACAAGACGATTTACTGAGCGGTTATCAAATGCTTAACTACTGTGAGAACAAGCTGGAGAAAGGACAATTTGAGGCATTACAGCGCATCACAGAGGCCGCGAAGAAGAGAGTCCAGTCAATGACTGCATGGAGAATTGAGGGGACACTGAGAGAATTTCAGAAGTTTTCACCGGTAAATATGTGGTTTGATTATCCGGTACATACGGTCGATGCTTCCGGAGTGCTGGGAGATATTCAACCAGAGCCAGAAAAAGCACCGTGGCAGCGTGGAACTGAAAAGATCAAGAAAAACACTCAGAACCGAAAGGCTGATCGAAAAAAAGCCTTGGAAGAAGCTATTGAAGGCTGTAATTTTGGTGAGACGCCTACTATAAATCAGGTAGCGGAGTATCTGGGAATTTCTGAAAGGACAGCACGGGACAGGATAAAAGAGCATGGAGGATATACCTGTGAAAATGGAAATATTCGAAAAAAAGACAAAAAAACTGACGGCGGGGAAACCTAAGAATTCGAGATTGCCCCGTAATGACAGAAAACGCGGGGAAACCATTAAAAACAGATATCCCCGCGAAATAGGGAAACGGCGGGGAAAACTTAAATTTCAGATATCCCCGTGCGGCGGGGAAACCTCTATTATAAATAATAACTTTTTTCCCCGCTGCGCGTGGTCACGGGGGTAGGAAAGGACGGGCTTACGGCACAGCCCGCCCGTTCCCTTCCCCCTCCCCGATGACAGGCGAATTTCAAAAATGACAAGACACATTTGAACTTTAAAGAGGTGAAGTAAATGGAGACGGAATTTTTTCTATCGATGCAGCCACCAACCGTGACGCATCAAGAGAAGCAGGTGCACGTAGTAAATGGTAAACCAGTCTTCTATGAGCCGGCGGAGCTGAAGGCGGCCAGAGCGAAGCTGAGAGCGCACCTGGGGAGGCACATACCCGATGAACGAATGACTGGCCCGCTCCGGTTGACAACATGGTGGTGCTTCCCGATTAAAGGGAAACATAAGGACGGCGAGTACAAGACCAGCCGGCCAGACACAGACAACCTGGTGAAGCTGCTTAAAGATGTGATGACAGAGTTGCACTTCTGGGGAGATGACGCCCAGGTGGCCTGTGAGGTAATCTGTAAGTACTGGGCGGAGCGTCCGGGAATTTACGTAAAGGTGGAAAGCTTATGACGGATCGGGAAGTAGCAGGTGGGTTCCAGGAGGTGTACAACGATTTCTGGCTTCGATATCGGGACAGGCAGCCGCGAGAAGCCTCTCCCGAATGGGAACGGATACATACGCAGGCGGTTGTCTTGAAACGTAAATATCCATTACTGGAAGAGGCTATCAATCGTATGGTAACAGAAATCATAGAACGGGCCAGAGGCCGTGGAAGAAAAGAAAAGGACTTTCACCGGCCGCCAAGGTAAGGTGATAAAGTAAAATGAATAGAAAACCTGAAGTGGGAACGAAGATGTATGCCGTAAAAGAGCATAGATACTACGTAAAGGACAAACCCGCTCCGCTGCTGGAATATTGTGTATGCGAAATGGAAGTGACTGGTTTTTATAAAGGCGGATACGTGGAGATTTGTTTGACGGGTATCTCACCGGAAGGTTACAGGACCCCGTATCGGTATGCTTTAAGTGATATTGGGTTGCAGGTATTTTACACAGTTCATGATGCAGCGCGGCTGGCTCTGGAAATGACAGAAAAATACGAGCAGACATGGTCATGGACCGGCGATCCTCCAATGAGAAGAACGTGGGAGCGTTATCTGATCGACACGAGAAAATGCGATATGGAGGGTCAGGTCAGTATATTTGATCTTTATAATTGATGTAGCGAGGTGAAAAGAATAATGAATAGTAAGCCACTTACTCAAAAGGAATTACAAGAAATGGTTGGAAAACCTGTATACTGTCCAGAAATAGAATCATATGGAATCGTTAAATACGAAACCAAAGGGACATGGGCGGGAGTGCCGTTTCTGGTTGGAGTTTGGCATCGCGATGGTGTTGCAGTCAATTTTGAATACAACATTGTGGAGCAAGAACTGAAATGTTACAGAATCAATGAAAATTAAGATTTCCGGGAGAGCCGGAGAAAGGGTTAATCATGAGAATAAAAATCATAACACATGTACCCACGATTCCAAGTCCAGTAGTAGGGCGGGAATATGAAGTTGTAAGAATCAAAGAGCGGAGTAACCGAGACGGCGGAAATGTCCACTTTGTGATGTGCGAAGGAGAAGAGGTAGGGGTATTGACCTGTGAAATGATCGTTGTAGAAAATTAGTATTTTTAGAAGGAGCGAAATATGAACAAGGTTAAAATAGTTGCAACTGAGTATCAAGATGGTAAGGTCGTGCATGTTGAAGAAATAATGCATTATCGGTGCCGCTATTGTGCGCATGATGATAGTGATGATAGTAAAACGCATGAACAGTATTGTTGTTTTAACCCTGCTATGAGAGCATGCGCTACATGTCATTATAATTATACCTACTCATGCCCAAATAGAAAGCCCAATCATAGGCCGGTACTTCTTACCGATCAATATCAACACTGCAATGAATGGATACCTGAAGGGGATACAAAGGAGGTTACAGAAGCAATCGCCTATAAACTTAGAGGGGGAAAAAGAGAGTATAATATCTACTCCATGGATGTATTGTTTTTTAAAAATCGATTTATTAATGAAATTTAAGATTTCCGTGAGAACCGGAGGAAGGGGCGGTAATGACAGTAGGAGAGCATATACGTGGATCTGACGATGTGGAGATATCCGTAGCCGTAGCATTTTGTATTATTGAGTATTTACAGCAATCTGACATCATTAAGGCAATTTCCATTGATGACAAAAAAGAAATGATATCTGATATAGCGGATGATCTGATGGATTGGCTCGCGAAGGATTGGGAGTAATTAAAATTAAAATTTCCGGGAAAGTCGGAGGAAAGGAAAACACTATGTGTCAATTTTGTGAAAGGAAAACTTCAATAGGGTGGCACCAGCCGCCGCTGGAAGACGTATGTGGAAATATATTGGATGACCATTCGCAAGTTGTTATACACGATTATCAAACCGCGCCGCCTGAATTATTAGTTGAACTGCCAGCTCTGGGAAAAAGACTTTGGGGCGAGGGTGTTGGCATGATATATATCCCAATACACTTTTGTCCGGTGTGCGGCAGGGAGCTTGGTAAGAAAAATTAAAATTTTGGAGGTCAATCATGAAAAGAGCAGAGGCAATTAAAATCGCAATAGAAGCCTTGAAGAAGCAGATTTCAGTTTCATCTGATACAGAATTAGTTAAGGCTTTAGATAAATTAATCGGTATGGCGGAGGATATGACAAAGACTTCCAGAGATGTACACCGAATAAGTCAGGAAAAGGCATATAATGCTTTTGCGAACGGAGAGGAGATATTTCTGCTGGCGAAAAAATCATATCTTTCAGTACCGGACACGGTACGCAATAGCTGCACAATGCGAAGAATCAGGTTAGATTCGAGTGTTGTTGTTCCAGATTGTATTCAACAATTTTATGGAAATATCAGAAAATTTGAACGGGACTACCATCCCATAACGTATCCGAAAGATGTTATTTTTTATATGTGATTTTGAGGGTGGGTTTATTTAGGAAAACTGATAATTACTGAACGAAGGGAGAATAAAACATTGAGAAGAAAAAACGGCGAAGGATATCCGGATCCGACAGCAGCGGAAGCAATCGACGAAGCAGATCGGATCCCGGAGCGTATTACATGGTTTATAAAAACAGTAAAGAGTATAGCGGCTTTGGTTGACTTAGAGGTTATCAGCAGGATTCAGATCAGGGACAAGTCTACTGGACGGAAATATCTGTAAGGAGGGAGCCATGGCGCGTAAAAAGATTTTTGCTGTATATGATGGAGATACATATATGGGCGACTATACGGCTGTAGAGGCGGCGCCGCTGTTAGGTATTGCCTGCGCGACAGTATCGGCCTATGCGAATTCCGGCGCCAGGCTGCGGGGCCGTTACAGAATCGAAGTAGTGGGAAACACAGAAATAGATACAGAACGATGGGCCAGTGAGTGGGATCAGGTGCGGATCGAGAAACTGGCATGGTTGAAAAACAGAAAAAATAAGCCGGGCGATTAAGCCCGGCAAATAAAAACCTAAAGGAAGAACGTATGTGCGATCATAAAAAGAAGCCCCATTGCTTGGCGGCTGTCAGGGCTTCTTATATCTTATTCAGATGAGGCCATTATACCTTATCTGAACATGAAAATCAATTTATTCAAGAAAGGATTAGGTGGAAAATAATGGCAGAACAGATGAGTATAGATAACGTGGTAATCAATATAATGAATGGGCTTATGCCGGTAATCGAAGAAGAGAAGCGCTTAAAGGATGCAGAACAGGTATTATACATGACTCTGGCAAACCTCCAGATCTTTAAGGAGGAAACAGCATTGTCAACAGAGCTAGACCGGACAAATGAATATCTGATGCAGTATCTGCTGAATATGAGGCTTACAGGCTGTACTGACGGCAGTATCCAAAATTACCGTAACACTCTACGGAATATGCTGGCCTATGTCAACAAGAATGTTGTAGATATAGAGTATGCAGACCTAAAGAAGTATCTGGCATACGGGAAGCTGGTCAGAGAGTGGAAAGATCGTACATATAACAGTAAATTAATTACAATCCGCAGTTTTTTTGCATGGCTGTATGAAGAGGATATGCTTCCAAACAATCCGGCAAAGAAGTTAAAAGAAACTAAGGTGGAGCGCCGGATCGGGCCGACACTGAAGCCGGAGCAGCGCGAAGAAGTCCGGTGTGCGTGTATCGACGAACTGGAATTATCGCTTTGTGATCTGCTTTATACGTCTGGTGTCCGTGTCTCGGAGCTATGCCGGTTAGATATTGCAGATATAGATTTTAGTAACATGAGGGCCATCGTTTACGGTAAAGGCCGCAAGGAGCGCGAAGTCTATTTCACAGGACAGGCGAAACATCATCTGGAAAAGTATCTTGAATCGAGAGATGATGATAACCCGGCGCTGTTCGTCAGCCGGAGGAAGCCACATAAGCGAATGCAGCCGGGAACCGTGCGGGATACCATGAAGGCAATTAAAGAGCGTGATCCGGCGCTTGCAAATGTAAAACTGACGCCGCATGTCTTCAGGCGGACAGTTGGAACAGACATGATTAATAAAGGGGCTCCGCTGGAGCTGGTGGCTGAGAAGCTGGGTCACGTACAACTTGATACAACCAAACAGTGTTATGCAGCCATTGCCAGATCGACGGTTCAGCAGGCCCATAACCGCTATGTAGGATAGGAGGATCTATGAATAAGGGAGTATTAGAACAGTATATTGATGCCTGTGAACTGATTAAGGAAACAGAAGCAGACATCCGGAGGGTCAAAAAGCAGCGTAAGACGATAATTCAGGATTCGGTAAAAGGATCTATGCATGATTTTCCATATGCTGCACAGAATTTCAAAGTACAGGGCATGGCATATACTGCTGTAAGAGAGCCGGGAGCACTGGCAGCTTATGAGCGGCTTCTGGAGGAACGCAAGGCCAGGGCGGAGGAAATAAAGGTACAGGTGGAAGCCTGGCTAAATACGATTCCGCAGAGAATGCAAAGGATAATAAGATTTAGATTCTTTGAGGATTTATCATGGGGAGAAACGGCCTCAAGAATCGGGAGAAAGGCTACTGCGGACAGTATACGAATGGAATTTACAAATTTCATGAAAGTAGCATAAAGTTATTTCGTTTATTTCACATTTTTCGTTTTGGAAATGTTATAGTATAGACTGGAATCACTGAAATGTGCTTCTACCTCCCCCAATTGACGGCCGCCGGCTTTTACCGGTCGGTGGCTGATTTATCCTTCATAATTAATTTTCTCCTTTTGATGAGTCCTTGCAGGGATGCGGGGGCTTTTCTTTTACCCAAAACGAAACGAATGAGAGGTGGTGGTGATGGCAAGGCCGAGAAGCCCAAACCGGGATAAAGCCTGCGAATTATGGCTGGAGAGCGGAAAGAAACGTCCACTGAAAGATATAGCGGCAGAACTGGGAGTATCAGAGGAACAGATCCGGAAATGGAAGAATCAGGATAAATGGGATAAAGTAACGTTACCAAATACGAAAAGTAACGTTA